CCAAGATAGTACCAACCACTGTGTCAGCAGTTTTGTCGCCCGGCACCTGTACCTGTTTGCACACTTCGACAGTATAAGGCTTTTGTTGAATTACAGTTTTGTATACATCACGGGTTTGTCCCATTACGTTTGCTTCAGCAAATGCCAAACTGCTTAAAAAACTTGCACACACAGCAATAACCACAGTGTGAAAATATTTTTCTGCAAACTTCATTCTTCTTCCTCTTCATAATTTTCATCTTCGTAACGCATTATAACATTACTAAACCCCCAGTTCATTGGGCTGTATTCACTAACATGTTCTTCGCGAAATGCTCGTACTTCGTCCATCTGCTCAGCGGTCAGCTCTAACACATCTTCCACACCATAGTGTTCCATAAGCTGTTCTTCGAGAGCTTCTGTGACGTCACGCTCAATGTTTTCTTCCCACTTGTGCATTCTATGCCATTCAAAAGCCATTAATACATACCTCCTGGTACAAAATAATAGTCTAGCAAAATCATTGCCATACCTAGTGCTAGTCCGTATAGCACTACATCTATTTTAGTCATAGTATAAAGTCCTGTATAAAACCTAAAGCACCAAGTCCTAGTATTACAAGTAAAAATACCTGTGCCATTCTGGCTGCAATATAATCGCTCAATGATATTCCTCCGATGCTTGCCAATGTACCAAATGCTCATTGCCCGCAGTTTTAACAGCAACACACTCCATTAGATGCAATTCCAATGGTAGTACCATGTCATGCGGTACTTCGTCGATTTGCCCTGCGACCGCGGCTTGCAAGTATAGATCCATTGTTTCGTACATTTGTTCTATCTCCACTGATAACTATATTATTATATATAGATCAATGCAAAATGTCAACTCATTACAACCAACTTTTTACACAAACATTTGAACAACTTGGATACAATGTTGTGTATCAACCCAGTTGTCTCATTAATAACTATGACCAAAAGTGTTGGCCAATAAACTTTCCTGATGTACACTGGACTGACAGCACTTTAGTAGTAATGCACTGCCAAGATTTTGTCAGTATAAGAAACGGTGAATGTCCAGAACTGATTGCAATAGAAAAACATTTTGCAGATCGTGCTAGCCAAGTGGTTGTAGTTCATTGGAACATGGATCTTGACAAAGTGTATTCAGGACCAATGACGCTGTTGCATTTTCCAACCCATAGTTATGAACTACTGTTAAATTTAAACGCAAACAGAGAAGATTGGTTGCCAGCGTTTGATAAAACAAGAACAAAGATATGGCAGTGCCTCAATGGTATACCGCGCAAGCATCGCAAATTGGTTGCTGAGTACTTGCAAAAGTTTTACAGCAATGGTGTTTTAAGTTTGGGAACCATCATACCTTTGCCTAAATGGAACTACAACACTTACTTTGGTTGCGAAAACGAATTAAATTGGCTCCGATTATTACCAGTCTACAGTGATTGTGATGTAAACATTGTAACCGAAACGCAATACTACGAAAGTCCAGGTATTATTAGCGAAAAAATACTGATGGCGTTTCTTGGCCTGCAAGTTCCTATTTTGATCGGGTATCCAGGTATTATAACACACTGTGAGCAATTAGGGTTTGACATGTTTAGAGACGTTGTTGATACCGACTATGAATTTATTAACGACGATAACAGATGGAAACAGGCTTTGTATCTTAACAGTTACTTGTTGAACAAAGGCATTAATAGAGATCAATTGCATTCGCGTTTGTTAAGTAACCAACAACACGCCCTAAATTTGCCTAAGATGCTTGTAGGCAATTTTACTAATAGAGTTTTAACCAACTTTCCAAATCTTTATACAGGTTAGCCATCATTGCTTCTTTACCGCTGAAAAACTCTAAACGTTGCTTACTTAGATAATAAGGCCATTGCAATTTCCTGTCCAATCCTAGTATGAGTCTTTTGTTTTGATGTGCTCTTGGTTGTTGTAAATCAAATTTGTAGGTTTCTAATTTTAAACTTTTGCGTAAGGTTCCGTAGCCGGTATTAGTAAGTCTTAGTCCACCGTTCTCACGTAGATTAAACCACCAAGTAACCATAGCCTGTTCAATTGGAATTTTCTCTTCATCGGGTAGAAGTCCTAGTAACTCTTCTGTCAGATGAAGTTTATTTCGCATCAGGGTATATGCGTTCCCCTTCCTTGAGTAGGACCACTGAAAACTTGTCTGTTTTGAACTGCGTATTTAATTTTTTTGCAAGATTGATTGCATGCCCTGGGTTTGAAAAACTTACCTTTTTGTATTTTGGTCCAGGGTACTGTATTAAGTAGTTGGAAGTTTTTAAGTTGATAGGTTGCTCGTCAAAGTAAACCGCCCAGATACCTTCACTGGCAAGAACTTGCTCAGTTTTATAGGTTTGTTTGTTGGTAAGTTCTACTAGAACTTTTGGTTTTGGTCTACTCATTGATTTCTCCAGCTTATTATTTATCATAAACTGCGTAGATAATCTAAAATGAGCCGCCGTCTACCTCAACTTGAATAGTTTGTGTGTCCACTGTCGTAGTGGTTGTATTTTTTGCATTGTCTAGATCAATTAACAGTCGAGTAATGTCGTTGTGCAAATTTTTTGCTTCCTGGATTGTACACACAAAATCTCGACTGCCTTTGAGTTCTAATTGTTGTAGTTTATCAATAAAACGATTTATATACAATCCACTCATTATAGGTACGTGAACTCTCTGGTTTTGTTAGGACCGCTATACTTGTAACGCTTTAACAGTATATGTTTTGGACAAAAATGAATTTCAGTTTTCCCATTGATGGTGATCTGATAATATCCTGCAGCATACCAACTTTTGCTTTTTGATTTTTTAGTAAACAACGGAAGACGTTCTTTAAGATTGAACACTCCGTTATAAGGCAAACAGTCAGTTGGATAGCCGTTTACTTGATTTTTAAATTCTTTCTTCTTAACAAACTCTTCAAATACAATATTGGTATGATTTTTAAGAGTTTGAATATTTTTAAAGTCTGCAACTTTATTGTTAATTGTAACAACATAGTCGTTGCCTTTGATTTTCTCAACAGTGCCTACTTTACTTTCGTTGTCTTTGAGAATCCAAAATTTGTTTTTTACCACTGGTTTAGCTGTTACCATCTAATACTCCGCTGTAGGTTTTATTGAGCCATTGCCCAAATTGATTTGCGCTTTCGCTGATCTTGTTGAGTTCATATTTACCGCAGAATTTTAGGAAGTGACTGCCCACTTGCCCTATATCCTTGTGGTCAATTTGTCCGATTATAGCAAGGTCCACCGAGTCCTTGATATCCTGTGGCTGTGCCGTAAGATCAATCAGTGCTACGTTACGATTGTAGTCGTCTAGCACACGATGCTCTGCACCATTATGGTCGGTCCAACGTTGTAACATCATATTGTTCCAGTTGTATCCTTTTGTGCCACGATCCGCAAACGCTTCCAACAAGCCGACCTTGTTCTTTGTGCCTTTCTTGCGTACACCCGGATACGCTGAAAACACATTGTCTGAACTGTCGCCTCGCATGCATTTCTCAAACAGCAACCATTGTGGATCAGGAATGGCTTTAGGCTCCTTGGTCTTTTTGTCTAGTACCCTGTCGCCCTTGCTGTTGAATATGCCTTCATGCGTGATCAATTCGTCGGTGATGCCGTTGTACTGTTGCACATTGTTTGCAATCAGTTGCACGAAGTCAGTGTCACTGCTAATAATGGTATGCTCGTCATCTTTGTGCAAGTCAATCCATCGTGCAATGAGGTCATCTGCTTCTGCATTTTCATGCCTTAGCACACTGCAATTGGTCCGCTCCCGTAAATACTTAGTGAACTCATCGAAGGTCTCCCAAAAAAGTTGCTCTTCTTCTTGCTCCTTTTCTGTAAGTGCGGCACGGGCAACAGCACGATTCTTCTTGTATGGCTCGTAGAAGTCTTTGCGCCAACTACGTCCTTCGAGACAAAACACAACATGGTCAGCATCAAACTGCCGATACACCTTGTTGATTGCTGTAAATGTAATGTGCAGGGCATAGCCAACCTTTTCCCAAGGATCGCTAGCCCTGAATGCAACGTGCCTAGCACGGAAGAACATGTTTGCTGTATCAATCAGCAGATATTTCATAACCCAGACCTTTTTACAATTCGTCTACGTTTATTATACCGCCTTGTTGTACTTTTGTCAATGTATTTTTGCTTGGTACGCCTGTAATTCTTAAACTGTAGCGTTTGTATCTACTGCAATTTGCAGTAACATGTGGTACACGAACATCATAACTTAAACAGTCTCCGGCACGCCATTGCATGATGGGCTTGGTGCCCCAGAACAGCATTTGTCCAAACTGCCAGTCTTGCAAGTGAATAATCACCCTATGAAGTTCTTTCTGTCTATATCCATTTGGGTGTCCGCAATGGCTGTCCACATGCCAACCTTCCCAGTTGCCAATATTTTTTTCCATGATAATTGGTTGCACGTTTTCTGCATACTCAAACCAATCCACTATTTTCTGTAGTGTAGGGTGTTTCTCAGGATCAACACGTTGCTTGTAACCCACGTGAGCCATAGAACCAATTTCATTTTGTAGGTACCATGCCGCAACGGCAGCCGCTTTGATATCGTTTTGGTAGACGTTTTTGCTTTGCTCTCTTTCAAAGGGTAAAACTTCGTCCATAATATTGTCAATAGCCTTACCGCGAAACTTCAGCGAAAGGTCTACGTCGGGCGAGTCACTGTCGTCACGCCATCTGTCAAAGTGATAATCACTTAAGGTATCCAAGTAGTCGTAGTAGCAGTCGTATTCTAAACAGGGATGATCAGGAAATGCATTCTTGTGATCAGGCGCTAGTTTGCGCATTTCAGATAAATTGTTTTTAGCCATTATGAATAAATCCATTTGTAGTCAAATAGGTTTTCAAGTAGTCAGCCCAATATTTATGAGCGTCCGGACCGTAATGATACCCATTGTTTCGTGTATCAAACTGATCACGCAGTTTGAGATCAAAACTGCTTTCATACGGGTCTATGTAGCAGTTGCTCCAGTGTTTGCGATTTAAGATATCGCCAAAGGTATTGTTGCCATTAAAGAACACATGGTTAACATCACGTTCGCTTAACCAGTTGTGAAAGTCGTAGATTTTTTCATGTGCTTTGAGTGTTTTTTGTACCCAGTCTACGTTGGTCACGTACTCTTTGTAGGAGTCGTGATGCGAATCTGGCACATCGTCTATTCCAGAAGCGTTTATTTGATACCATATGCCGTCGATCAACCATTCTTCTCGTTCCCAGGTGCTCCACTGTATTATAACAAGGTCTGGTGTGTCTTCCCATTCAAGATATTCTTTTGTTGTGCGTATAATTCTGTCGTTGCTACTGGCACTTTCAGCGTCACATACAAAGTCATAGTTAATGCTTTCTGCAAGTTTTTTGCCCCAACTGTGTGCTAGGTTATCTGGATGAGGTGCCCTGCCAAGGTCATATAAGTCGCCATCATCCTCAGCAAAAGCGTGATTGTTTACGCACTCTGCGGCGGCGGTGTGACTGTCGCCATTGACATAGAGAATCATGAATGTTCGGTTCTGCCGTTGCCTAAAGGTTTTACGTTTTGGAATCGACTGGGGTTGTTTGCTTGATCCTGTTCCCAAGTTTCAAGTACCACATTGCGACATACATTCTGAAACCATTGGTCAACTAGATCGTGATCTTCTTTGCCTTGATAACCAGCACGTCTAAGATTAGCAATAAATTTATCGTTCCAATCTAGTTCAAAAGCACCTTCATTGAGATTGTTATAATCTACATCCATGCCTAGTACTGCAACATATGGCTCGCCTTTTTCAGTTGCTATTTCTTTTTCTGTTTTCTTTTTAGGTTTAGGAGCGGCTTTTGGCTCTTCAATTTTCTTTTTACCAAACAGTTTTTCAAACATTATAGTTTACCATCCTCTCTCATTTGTGCTCGTATATTGGTTGCGCTAATATTATGTATGCTTTCTCCTAAGTCGTGTTGTGTAAAAGTATAGCCGACACCACGTCCGTAACTGATATCAACAATATTGGGTACTTCCATGATGATATACTTTTCGCCGTAAGCATATCCTGCCTCTAATAGTCCTACACGAATATTTTTCTTTACTTCGTTAACATCAAATGGGTTGTCATCTTGAGCAACGGTACGCCCGCCACCTGCATCTTCACCTATGATGCCGCCCACGTCTCGTATCATGATAACAACCTGTCCTGTTTCTGCTAGTGCTTTTTCAAACAGTGCAG